TATTAGAAGAAGATGAAAGACATTCATATGATATGGAAGATTCACCATATAATGAACGTTTATCTATGTATATAGATGATTTTACTGATCATTGTACCAAAAATATTTACAAAATATTCCCTAAAGAATATGACGCTCAAATAGCAGACGCTATTTTAGAATTATTTCGTAAAAGAGAATATTTAGATATATTTAATAAAAAAGCTCTTTACATTTATATCCGTGAAATTATAGATGTTAAAACTCCTAAAATCACTAAAATAGCAAATCAACTTTATGATATTTTTAAAAAGGGGTATGTATTTTATTTAGAACACGGATATACAAATTTTTAGTTTTCATATTTATGATAAACTAATATTGTATATTTATGTCACAATTTGATAATATAGTCTTTAAAAATAAAAAATTTTCCGATTTATTAGAGGAAATTTATAATAATCAAAAGAAAAAAGACCAACAAGTTACTGCTCTTATAAGTGAGTTAAAACCACTTATTTCTGATATTGGAGATGCTACTTTAGTAGTTCCCTTAATTAAAGAATATATGGAAATAAGTGTTAAAAATGATGATATCCTAATTAAGATGGCAGCACTAGCACAACGTGCTATGCAAACACAAACCGCAGATGGTGCTTTAACTATTTCTGATGAGGAAAAAGAACAATTATTATCTGCTATGAATGAATTGAAAGGTGATAAGTAATGGCTAATAATACTTTTGGATTAGCTCCAACCGTTAATAAACAAGCTACAGGAAATATTCCTAATAGCTCTCCAAACTCATCTAATGGAAGTGGTGGTGATATTAGTGTGGGTAGAGTTATTGACATTATATTAGATGAATCTAATCCTGAAAAATTTAAACAAAATGGAGAATGGGATTCTATAGGATTAGTATTTTATGAGGATATTAGAGGAGGAGGTAGAGGAGAAGCTAAACCTTTATTCCCAAATATTAAATTATACCCTTTAGTAAATGAACTTATCTATATAATAAATTTACCAAATCCAGAAGCCCAATTAATTAATCTTCCATTAAATGAAGGAAATAATATAACAAACCAAAGTTACTATTTTCCACCAATAAATGTATGGAATGGAGTACACCATAATGCTGTTCCTCTTATAAGTGATAATAGAAATGAAGTAATTAATGATTATACTAGTTCTCAAGCAGGATTAATAAGACAAGTTCAAGATAGTTCTTCTTCTATTCCTTTAAATCCAATAGGATCAGCCCAAACTTTTCAAGAAAGAATTGATGTTCAACCACTATTACCTTATGCTGGGGATCATATATTAGAGGGAAGATGGGGACAAAGTATAAGATTTGGTAGTACAGTTACTGGATCATTTACAAAAAATGAATGGTCAGCACCAGGAATAGGAACCGAAGGAGACCCTATTATTTTAATTAGAAATGGTGCTTGGGATAATGGTAAAGACAGTTGGGTAAATACTTTAGAAAATATAAATCAAGATTCTTCTTCTGTTTATTTAACATCAACCCAACAAATTCCACTATCTGCTTCAAGTATAAATGATTATTATAGTTATAAATCTATAACAGCTCCTACTCAACCTAATTTATATTCAGGAAGCCAAATAATTATTAATTCAGGTCGTTTAATATTTAATTCAAGAGAAGATCATATTTTATTAAGTTCTAAAAAAACAATTAATTTAAATTCTCAAGAAGGTTTATTTTTTGACACTATAGGAGACACAGTATTTCAATCTGACAACATATATTTAGGCACAGATGCAACTGAACCTTTATTAAAAGGAAATGTAACAGAAGCTTTATTAAATAAAATGGTTAATTATATTAAATCATTAAATAACGCTTTAAAAACAGTTACAGTAGAAACCCCATCAGGACCAGGAACAATAGCTTCATTACAAGCATTTGCTAATGTTAATAGTATTGCTGTTAATTCTTTAAGTACAAATAATATAACTTCAAGCCGTAATTTTACTATCTAATGGGAAAACTTCAAGATATATTAAAACAAACATCCGAACAAATTGCAAAGGATAAAATATCAATTAATGAACTTAATAGTTCTAATATTAGTTTTGATAGTATATCTAATGCTCTTCCATCAGATTTAAAACAATCATCTCAAGATAAAATAAATTCATTAGTATTAAATAAAGTTAATGATTTAAAATTACAAGTTGAGGATAAATTAAATACAACATTATCTCAACTTCAATCTTCTGATGTGTGTCCTACTGAAGCTACATTAAATACAATATTAGGTGTTAGAGATGGTATATTAACTCAAATTGATAATACTGTAAATACATTAAATAGAACTAAAAAAGGATTAGATTCCTTAAAAAGTCTAACTGATGTTCAACTTCAAGCAATTGAAACTACAAGTAATATTAAAACAGCAGCCCAATTAACTAAATCAGCAGGAATAATAACACAAGGACTATTACCTACAGTTCCAGGAGCTGTGGCTTCTGCCATAGACATAGCAGATACAACTATTCAAATCTCAGATGATATAATTAAATCTTTACAATTTGATATAGAAGGTAAAACTAAAATCCCAGCATTAAAAACTCAAATATCTACTGGATTGTTTTATATAAATTTATCATCTCAATCATTATCTCCTTTAGTAGATAAATTAAAATCTATAGATAGTATTTTAGAAAGATGTGGAAAAAAACCATCATCGATTCCTCAAAATGTAGTAGCTTTTGTATCTATACCTAATGCTGTTGCTCAAAATAATACATTAGTTGATTATCAAGGTTTTATATTAGATATAATAGAAAAACCATTTGGTAATAATTTAACACAAAAAATAGGAGTAGCAAAAAATACTCAAGGAGTAGTGTTATTACAAACCCCTCCATCATTTACAACTAACCCAAGTACACTTATATCTGAATTAAAATTTTTAATTGACAAAAATAATTTAAAAGCTAATTAAACTAATATTTATAAACAATGAAAACTGACGTTTTAAAAAAATTTATTAAAGAGGCGGTAAAAGAAGCCATTCAAGAAGAATTAAAAGAAATTCTATTGGAAGCCGTTCGTGCTCCCAAAACAATTGTTAATGAATCTGTAAGAGATACATACGCTCAACCTCATATTGAAAAACCTAAAAAACTTTCTCCTGCTGAAAGACAAGCAATGTTTGGAGGTATTTTAGAAGAAATGCAAAATGGAGGAGTAGTTAATTCTCAATATGCTGGGAATTTTAACCCCCAACAAGTAGATCCTATTAATGGAGCTTTACCTGAAGGTAATGTTGGATTAGATCAAATAATGGCTTTAATGAATGGTAAATAATGGCATTTAATGCTAAAAAAATATTTCCTTTAGATTTACCGCAAAATGCTCAAATTGCGGTGGGATTAGATATTCCTATTAATGCCCCCGCTGTTTTTAAATCAAATTATACATCTCAAGATGCTATTAAAAATGATTTAATAAATTATTTTATGACCAATAGAGGAGAAAGACCATTTAATCCTACTTTTGGTTCAGGAATAAAAGCACAAGTATTTGAACAAATTTCCCAAGGAACTATAAATAATATAGAAGCTATTATTAAGGGAGATTTAGCATTATATTTTCCTAATATTAATGTACAAAGTATAGAAGTATTAGGGTATGAAGATAATAACCAAATAACAATCAATATTTATTATAATATACAAGACTTCGGTTTATCCGATAATATTTCTATAACATACTAATGGCTAACGTAAAAAGAAACATAAATTACCTAAATAGAGACTTTACAAGTTTCAGGACAGATTTAATTAATTATGCTAGAACATACTTTCCTGACACTTATAATGACTTTACAGCAGCATCACCTGGTATGATGTTTATGGAGATGGCATCATATGTTGGTGATGTTTTATCTTTTTATTTAGATTCCCAATTCCAAGAAACATTTATTCAATATGCTCAACAATCAACCAGTCTATATGATTTAGCATATATGCTAGGTTATAAACCTAAAGATACTTATGTATCTACTGTTGATATTGATTTATACCAATATGTTCCCGCTACTGGTAGTGGAGTTAATACTCTTCCAGACTGGAATTATGCTTTACAAGTAGCAGCTAACACCTCAGTATCTACAAATCCAGGAAATGTAAATTTTATTATAGAAAATACTTGTAATTTTACTTTTAGTAGTTCTCAAGATCCAACAGAAGTTACTGTTTTACAAGCAGCTGCTGGTGTTCCTACAAGTTTTTTACTTAGAAAAACAAGAAAAGCTATTTCTGGGGAAATTAAAACAACAACCTTTACCTTTGGAAATTATCAAGCATATCCAACTGTAAACATTGTTGATACTAATATTGTGGGTGTATTAGATGTTGTTGATAGTTCAGGTAATAAATGGTATGAAGTAGATTATTTAGCACAGGAAATGATAATGGATTCTTTAAAAAATACTAATCCAAACGATCCTAACTATTTTAATGATACTCAAGTACCTTACTTATTAAAACTTAAAAAAATACAAAATAGATTTGCTACTAGATTAACAGAACCTGGAGTATTACAATTACAATTTGGTGCAGGTAATGCCGAAGACACAGATGAATATATAGTACCAAATCCAGATAATGTGGGTATAGGATTACCTTATGGTAAAAATAGTTTAAATGTTGCTTATTCTCCAAATAACTTTTTATTTACTAATACTTATGGTGTTGCTCCAACAAATACTGTTTTAACAGTAAGATATATTGTAGGAGGAGGAGTAACATCTAATGTTCAATCTAATTCAATAACACAATTATTAAATCCAAATAATGTAACTTTTGTAAATAGTAATATTGCTAGTACTATTACCGCTCAACAAATATTTAATGGTTTTTATGTAAATAACCCTAATGCTGCTTCTGGTGGTAATTCTGGAGATACTCCTTTTACTATTAGACAAAATAGTTTAGGAGCTATACAACAACAACAAAGAACAATTACTCAAGATGATTATTTAATAAGATCATTAAGTATGCCTTCTCAATATGGTGTTGTTTCTAAAGCATTTATTGAACCTACAAAAATAATAAATCTTCTTCCTGGTGAAATACCTTCATCTTTAGATTTATATGTTTTAAGTTATAATAGTAATAATCAATTAGTAACAGCATCTGATGCCTTAAAACAAAATTTAACTAATTACTTATCTTATTACAGATCAGTAAATGATTCTATTAGAATTAGAGATGCTTTTATTATTAATATAGGAGTTAATTTTGAAATTATAACTTTACCTAATTTTGATAATAACCAAGTTCTCTTTAATTGTATTACCGCTTTACAAAATTATTTCTTAATAGATAGATGGCAAATTAACCAACCAATTGTTTTAAGAGAATTATATATTTTACTTGATAAAATTCAAGGAGTACAAACAGTAAAAAACATTTCAATTTCAAATCTTACAGGAGAAAGTTTAGGATATAGTAACTATGCATATGATATTCAATCAGCTATAGTTAGTAATGTAATTTATCCTTCAATTGATCCTATGATTTTTGAAGTAAAATACCCTAACACAGATATTCAAGGTAGAATAGTATCATTATAAAAATAAAATGGCAGTATATAAAATATTCCCTGAAAAAGACGCTACATTATATTCATTATTTCCTAATATGAATACGGGATTAGATCCTATTATGGAAGCTACTCTCACCACATTTGCTTATTCAGACCCTAACCCTCAAGTAAGTAGATTTTTAGTTTATTTCCCTATGGATGAAATTGACTATATTATTGATAATAAAATATCTTCTTCTACTACATGGTCTGCAAATCTACAATGTTTTATAGCTACTGCTACTGGATTAGAAATTTCTCCAACAGGTACTATGTTGAATATTTACCCTGTTTCAGGAGCATGGAGTATGGGTACTGGTCAATATTTAGATGATCCTATTACAACCGATGGAACTAGTTGGATATGGCAAACATATTCTGGTTCTACTCAACCTTGGAGAACTGCAAGTTTTGGTGCTTGTGTAACAGCTTCTTATAATTTAAGTTATTCGGTTGCTGGTGGAGGTACTTGGTATACTGGTTCTCCAAATCCTGCATATACTGGTTCTTTAGTAGCATCTCAATCATTTAGTTATCGTACAGATAAAGATATTAATGTTGATGTTACAAGTATTGTAAAAGCTTGGTATAGTGGTGCTATTGCTAATGATGGATTTATTTTAAAACAAAATCCTGAATTTGTAAACAACATTAATTACCAACCAGAATTAAAATATTATTCAGTAGACACTAATACTATTTATCCTCCTCAACTTCAATTTAGTTGGAGAGATTATGTATTTAATACTGGTTCTTCAACCCAAACTATACTAAATACTCTCCCAGCAACAATAAACATTGCTGAGAATCCAGGAGTATTTTATTCTGAAAGTATAAACAGATTTAGAATTAATGCTCGCCCTGAATATCCTATTCAATTGTGGCAAACATCTTCAGTTTATACTAACAACTATTATTTACCTACAGCTTCATATTGGGCTATTAAAGATTTATATACAAATGAATATGTAGTTGGATTTAATAATTTATATACTCAAATAAGCGCTGATAATTCTTCAAGTTATTTTGATGTGTATATGAATGGTTTAGAGCCTGAAAGATATTATACAATTTTGATTAAAACAATAATAAATGGAACAACTATTGTTTTTGATAATCAATACTCATTTAAAGTTATTAACGGGTAATGGAAAAAATTAGATTAGAAAAGGTAGTATATAATAAAGATCAATTTGAAAAAACTATTAATACTAGTTTTACTCAATTGACTTCTTCTGTTGTATCTCCTAATACTTCTAGTGATATTAATGTTGTAAATGATCCTGTAAATATTCAATTACAAATTGATAAATTCTTTCAAGACTACAAAAATTTATTTTTTAATATACCTAAGTTTGGAAATACAAATTCTCATGAGTACCTTGTAAAAACAAGCTCTGAATATATTGGAACTTCATTTAATGATGAAGAAATAGCAGCTTTAACAGCAGAAATTGATTCATTGAGAGTTGAACTAATTTCATTAACTAATGAAAATTTAAAATTATTAAACAAATAATTAATGGCATCTACAATAATACCAATTAACCCATTAACTTTCAATATAGAAGAATTATCTTCTAATGATCAATCTATACTTACCTCTAACATAACAGATGGAAAAGTTATATATGGAAAAAGTAAAATTGAATTTCATATATATGATTTAAATAATAACTTAATTACCTCAGATGAAAATATTTCTGAATGGAATGTTTCAACAGACTTAAGTGTTTCTAAAACAACAAATCCAATCTCTGTTTATGAAACTTCTACTCCTAATACAAATGAAAACACAACTGTAATACTAGATCCTGAAGCAAATATAACAAATTTAGGATACACTTATGGTACTTATAATGTTTTATATAATTTTACTGATTATCAATTTGAATCTTCTCCTTTAAATCAATTTTATATAACTGATATTTCTTCTGATAGGACTGAAATTAGAATTACTAATAATTTTATTCCAACAGGTAGTTTAAAAATTGCTTATGAAGATTTTAAATTAAAATATAGCACAGATACTTTCTTTGATGAGTTTTATATTAATTTTGGAAATAATAATCTTTATTTAGGAATTAATGTATTATTAGATACTCCTGACAATACAACTTCTGGATTATTTATTAAATTATATGAACCCTTACCTTTAGATTTTGGTGTTAAATCTCAATTATGGATAGTAACAAAAACAGCTGAAAGTGTAGCTTATAATATTAATCTAGAACTTCCTTCTTTTATAATAGATAATATTACAACAATAGCTGGACCAAATACAAACATCCAGACTAAAAATACTTTATCTAATCCCTCATCATTATTTAGTTATAATACTTTAGTTAGTTCTAGTTTAAGTAGTTCAAAAGATCAATTAAAAAGTTATTTATATGATAATAGTGTTGATATTAATATAGATTATAATGATTATAATAATTTTGTATTTTATTCTTCAGCAGCAAATAGATTAAGTAATTTTTATTTAAAAGCTCAAGAAATTGAAAATTATAATAATGATATAGCTTCATATAATGCTTTAACAATTACTCCTCAAGTTTCAAATAGTATTGTTTTATTAGAATCTAAAATTTCTAGTATTATTGAAAAATTTGATGGTTATGAATATTTTTTATATTTCACAAGTGGTTCATATGCTTGGCCTAAAACAAATTCTACTCCACCTTATACATTAGCTTCTACAGGAAGTGCAGCAGTATTAAATTGGTATGGTAGTGATGTTTATGGTTCCACTTATTATGGAGGACAATATTTAAGCGCTTCAGAATATGACACTAACAATCAAGATATTTTAACAAACTTAGTTCCTAATTATTTAAAAGAAGGAACTTATAATAGTCAAAATTATTTGACCTTTATTAACATGATTGGTCAATCTTTTGATAATGTTTGGGTTTACACTAATAATATAACTACTAAATTCAACGCAGATAACCGTCTAGATTACGGTGCCTCGCCAGAGTTGGTAGCTGATATATTAAGATCATTTGGATTACCTATATACACTAATAATTTTTCAACAAATGATTCTTATTTAAACTTATTAGGATATGGTTCTGATGGACAATTATATCCTACTGGTAGTGAAAAAATTGATTTAATTATTACTTCATCAGCTGATCCTTTATCACAAAATGAATTAAATCTCCAAACATATAAAAGATTACTTCATAATTTGCCTTACTTATATAGTAAAAAAGGTTCAGTAGAAGCAATAAGAATTTTAGCTACTATTTTTGGTATTCCTGATACTATTTTACAAATTAGTGAATTTGGAGGTCAAGATGAAATTAATTTTAATGACTATGATTATTGGTACAATCAATATAATTATGCTTATTACACTTCAGGAAGTAATTTTATTTCATCTTCATTTGTTTTAAATTCTGCTTGGAATTCTTCTAATAATGTTCCTCAAGCTGTTGAATTTAGATTTAAAACAGATGGTTTACCATATAATACAGCAAGTATTGCCTCTCAAAGTTTATGGGAAACCGATCAAAATGTTAAATTAATATTAAGATATACTGGTTCAGGATATACAAGTGGCTCTTATTCTGGTTCAATTCCAAACCCTTATAATCAATATGCTTTCTTAGATTTCATTCCTGATCCTACTTCACCATCAACATCAGCAAGTATTTATTTACCTTTTTATAATGGTGGTTGGTGGTCTGTTTTAATAAACAAATCAGGTACTAATTATACTTTATACGCTCAAGATAATTTATATTCTGGAAGTGATGGTAATTTTGTAGCATTTACTGGATCTTCAGGAGTAACATCATCTGTATCTAATTGGAATAATAGTACTAAATCTTATTTTGGTATTTCATCTTCACTTTCTGGAAAAATATTTACTGGTTCATTTCAGGAAATCAGATATTATACGGCAAATATAAGCCAAAATGATTTCAATGATTTTACAATGAATCCTTACTCTATTGAGGGTGATGGTACTATTACAGCTCCTGAAACATTAGCTTTTAGAGCAAGTTTAGGAGGTGAATTATATAGTGGTTCAACCTCAATTCATCCTAAAGTATCAGGTTCATGGGTTTATACTTCATCATTTGCTTCTAATAGTAATTTTTATACTAGCTCAGGAGTATTTGTAAACAATTATGAATATTTTTTCTTAAATCAGTTCCCAGCAGGTATAAGAAATAGAGTATCTAATAAAATAAGACCTGAAACTAATGTTTTACCTTATTCAGCTAGTACAGATCCTCAATTAAATAATAATACTCCAAATAATAATGTATTATCTGCCTTTAGATCTATACAACAAAATGTTCCTCAAAGTGGTTCATATACTCCTGATGTAAACTATGTTGAAGTAGGTTTTTCACCTCAAAATGTAGTTAATAATGATATTGCTTCTCAATTAGGATACTTTAATTTAGGAGAACTTATTGGTGATCCAAGACAATTATCTGAATCAAGAGTTACATACCAAGATTTAGATGTTTTAAGAAATTATTATTTTGAAAAATATTATAAAAATTATGCTTGGAATGATTTTACAAGATTAATTCAATTCTATGATAATTCTTTATTTAAATTAATTAAAGATTTTACTCCATCAAGATCAGGACTAGCATCAGGTATTATTATTAAACAAAGTGTATTAGAAAGAAATAAATATCCTGTACCTCAAGTTGATACTTACACTACAACTTCTTATTATGGTACTGGTTCTAGTTCTAATCCAAGTTGGGATACACCAAATGTATTCCAAAGTTTACAACTTACAGGTTCTATTGAATCTACACCTGTATGGGATACTGCTTCTCAATCTACTGTTTTAGTTCCTTCTTTAATTGAACATATTAGTGGTTCTAATGGAGGGTGTTTACCTGATACTTGGGCACCATCAGCATCTATTGCTTTTTCAACAGGATCTTTAATTTTATATTATTCTAGTTCTCCATTAGTTAATACTACTTCTCAACAGTTAACATCATCTGCGGGAAATTATTTATTAACTATGGATGTAATTTCTAATGTTGGTAATTTAACTGATAAATTATATGTTTATGATAGTGATGTATTAGTATATGGAAATGATCCTAATTATAATAAAATATTAACTATTACTTTTTCATCAGCTACTACTCAATCAATATCAGCAAGTTTTGAAGCTGAATTAGGAGCAGAATTAACTTTTGACTTTGGAGGAGACCCAGATTATGTACTTACAAATAACGTAGTACTTACTTCTTATCCTTATGCTTATAATTTTAATGATATAATCATAGAAACTCCATTAGGACCAACAACCGGTTCTCAAACCAATTCAGGATATTTTGATGGAGAATTATCAGGATCAAGAATAGATGTAGATAATGATGGAGAATTACTTCCAAACCCATTACTTACTCCTAATTTTGTAGCTAGTATACCTAGTTTACAATCATTAAATGTTAGAACCACTCAATCTACAACAGCTGGAGCTTTTTATAGAGCTAATTATGATATATATGCTAGTTATTTTGATGTAAATTTATTATCTTCCTCAGGACTAATAAGTTATTCAGTAGTATCTAATTCAGAATTATATCCTAGTTATAGTACTTCTAGTTTTAAATTTACTCCAACATATGATTGTGTAGCTGATGTTACTATTTTCTTATCTGGATCTATGTATGGTAATAGTCTTTCTAATTTACCTTATGGAACAGGTTCATTTAGTGCTTCATTCCTTGAAGAAATAGGAGGTAATTCTCAACAATTTTATACTTTTGGACCATTTACAGGAATAGGCCCAGGTGCTGGAGGAACAGTTAATATATCTCAAAGTATTACTTTTCAAAATATTACCCTTAAAGGTGGATATACTTACAGTGTAGGATATAACTTTTTAATAGATGCTACTCCTGGAGGTAATGAAATAACAGGTTCAATAAATACAAGTTCTTTTTGGACAATTGGTATAGTAAACCCATCTGATGTAGGTTATCCTAATGATCCTTCTATTGATCAACAGCAATTATTTCCTGGAGATCTAGAAATATATGGTGATTATAATGCTATTTATAATAATGTTTATAGTAATAGAATATCAGATAAATATTTTAATATAGACTATGCTGCTGTAGGAGATACATGGCCTGTTAACCAAGCTTTAATTTTATCATCTTCAGCTACTCATGCTCAAATCCAAGATTCTAACTACAGTTTAGCTCGTAGTATATATCCTCGTTATGTAGGATCTAAAAATACAAGTGCCCAATATAATTTTTATACTCCTTCAGGTTCTGGAGTACCTACAGTTTTAGGAACGGCAAGTTTCTGGCCTGGTGATCAATCATATGGTAAAACAGCAGCAATTGATAAGTATACTAAATATTTTGCTTTATTTGACTGGATAGGAGGATCTAATCCCGAATATCCAGGTGGTGGTAACATTCATATTATTAACTTAGTTGATATTGAAGGTAATATTACTACTTTAGATGCTAATAATTATAATTTATTTAATGTTTCTCAAACATTTAAAAAAGGAGATCCAGTTACAGCTTACCAAATTTCAGGTACTCAAGTAACAAATTTCCCACAATTAACAATTGTTGAAGGAGGAGCATTTTTTGATACAATTGCTACTAGATCAGGCTCCGCTGATAGTACTTTTTATGTAAATTATTCTCAATCTTTAAGTACATTTACTTATTCTACAGCTAGTTTTGCACTTTCACAAAGTGTATTTTTAAAAGATTCACAAAGTTTAGGATGGTTATTTCCTTTTATAACTAGTTCTTCTCCAATATCTGGAAGTATTGATCCTAATGTAGGAATTCAATTACCTAACCCAGCAGGATTAGGAGGTTCTTCTCTTTATATAATGAATAAACAAGCTGGTAATTATTTTGGTGTTACAAGTAGTGCTGGAGTAATAGATATTGTTTATTCTAATACTTATCTTCCATTACAATATGGAGATTATATAAGATTTGGAACTACAACTACATCAAGTATGGATTCTAGTTTTTATGGAACAGGTTCTTATCAATTAATATCTGCCCAATCAGGATCTGATTATAATTCTTCTAGTTCTTTATATATGAATAGAATAACAGGTTCTGTACCATCAAATCCTCTTACTCAAAACTGGAGAATATTAAGAAGAGTACCTAATGAAACATTTGTATTGGTTTCTACGTTACCTACATTTACAGGTAAAGGATTATTAATACCATATAATTTTGATCCTAACTATGATCCAATAGAAGTTGCTAAAAAAGCAGGACTAATATAATAAAAACAAAAAACTTACATATTTATAATAAATTGCAAAAAACATGGGATATTTAAATAATACCGTAGTAACCGTAGACGCTATTTTAACAACAAAAGGCCGTCAATTGTTAGCTCAAAATGATGGTTCGTTTCGTATTACTCAATTCGCTTTAGCGGATGATGAAATTGATTATACTTTATATAATCCTAACCAACCTTCAGGTTCAGCTTATTATGGTGAAGCCATTATTAATATGCCTTTACTTGAAGCATTTCCTAATGAAACTCAAACTATGAAGTATAAGTTAATTACTTTACCTCGTGGTACTGCTAAATTGCCTATTTTAGCTGTTCCTACTATTATTAGTTTGAAACAAGGACAATCTCAAATTATCCAACCAGAAACATTAAACTATACTGGAGGAAATACTATTGAAGCTAGTGGATATACATTTACTATTTCTGATGTTAGATTAACTTCTACATTTGAAGGTGTTGGTATTAATACTCCTCAAGCTCAATTATTAAATGTTAATCCACAAACAACAGGAACTACTGTTTCTAAAACTGTTATTGGTACTTCATTAAATATTAGAGGTACAACTATTAATGCTGTATTCCCTTCTAATGCTCTTGCTGGTACTACATTACAAGCAACTATTCAAATTCAAGGAAGAGATAGTGGTGCTAGAGCAACTGTTCCATTCACATTAACCAAAGTATAATATATAAAAAATGTCATTTAAAGCTTTTGACCCATCAGATATTGTTGTAAGTACAGATTCGGTAACGGCTACTTTGTGGTCTACTAATAACCCTCAACTTACTACTTTCTTTACATCTTCAACTCAAAGAACCAGTGCTGCTGGTAGTTATTATTTAAACGTTTTTCAAACCGGTTCTACAGTATCTGGTTCAGCTGTTCAGTTTGCTGTTGCTTATGGTAATGCTGCTGGAAGTGGAAGTTTAAATTATAATAATTTAGTTAATGGTTACTCTCCAACAGCAACAATTTATGGTCAATACCAAGATATTGTAATTGGAGATGAAAATACAAATTTTGTATTTGGAACTATTACTTCTTCTGAATTTTTTGCCCTTTCTTTTGAAAGAGCTAGATACAAAGAATCATTATTATTAGGTTCTTTAGGATTAACTATTTCAGGAAGTGCAGGTTCTATTACTTTAACAGATAATAGTAACTATGTTTCTACTGTTTTATATTGTGAAGCAGGAAGAGTATTTCAATTAATCTCAGGTTCCCAAGGAGTTAAAGTAACAAGTTCAGCAACAACTACTGATGGATACTCAGCTAATTCTGGTTCGTATGGTTGGTTATTACCTGATATTGGAACTATTTTATTAAACCCTAAAGCATTAGCTGCCCCAGTAATTAGTGGAGGTATTGCTTTCTTATACAGTGGTTCATCAACAGGTTCAACTGCTCCTAACGTATCTCCTAATACCTCTTTATATCAAGCTATTAGTGGTTCAAGATCATTTTATTTAAATTCTCAAGAAACTTTATCATCAGACTATGTGTTTGTAAGAGCAAAAAGTTCTGAATTTAATTATTCTGAAAACCCATCATTTATTACGGGTTCAACAGGTGAAATTATCTATAGTCAATTTATTAATAATCCTCAAACATATATTACTACTATTGGTTTGTATAATGATTCTAATGAGTTATTAGCAGTAGCTAAATTATCAAGACCCCTACAAAAAGATTTTACTTCAGAATTATTAGTTCGTGTTAAGTTAGATTTCTAAAATGAATGAACGCATACAAACAGTTTCTAGCATCGGATTTAATAATATCTCCTTTTGAGGTAAATAAATCATTTACTTTTCAAGGAGCAAATGAATTAACAGGATCTAATGTAGGAATTGATAGATTTCAAGGTTTAGTTACTAGTTCATTATTTAACCCTACCACAGATCCTACAACAGGACAATTATCTACTCAATATCAAAGATTAGTATATAGTTCAATTAAACAACTATATTATTCTAACTTTACTAATGCTACCCAAAGTTATGGATCACCAGTAAACACTGCAAGTTTAATTCCTGGTTCAGATCCTTCAGGAGATGTATTATCTGGTTCTATATCTTCAGCAGGTAGATTTTATAATTATCCTCAAACATCATTAACTTTTCCAAAATATTTCCCAACTTCTTCTAATTCACTTATTGGTGTATTATCAATTCCTGTAGGGCTATTTGGAAATTTTATTCAACCAGGTTCATTTAAATGGATAGCACCTAGTGGTTCTATTTATGATGATGGAGAAGGAAATTTAATATTTGCTACTACTGGAGAAATGTGTGGTAATATATTTTATTCTCATGGTTTAGCTGTTATTACTAGTGATTCACAACCCCAAGCAGATACCTATGGTACTGCTATTTATGGTGGATCTTTATATGGTACCTCAGACTCAGAAGTAGTTCAAAACTTTGTTACATCTTCAAATGTAACTTGTTCATTTTCATCATCTCTTACAATTTATGAAACCCAATATAAATGTACTATTGCTGAAAGTGAATTTAACTACTCACAAAATCCAACAATAATATCAGGTAATATTCCTATTTCAGGTTCATACTATAGTGCTTCTATAAGTGAATCTGCTTTTCATACATCTTCTTTCTATCAATTTTATCAACCTACTGATACTTTATATCCTTTTGCTACAGCATCTTATTTTGCCCCTTACGTAACAACCATAGGATTATATGATGAAGATCAAAATTTATTAGCAATAGGAAAATTATCCCAACCTTTACCAACAAACGCAACAACAGACACAACAATATTAGTTAATATAGATAGATAATTTATGGATAACAATTGGTTTTCAGAAATAGATAGTGATAGTGGATTAAAAACAAAAAAAGTTTATTTATCACTTGAGGATTTTCCCTCAAACACTTTTGGTTTTATTTATAGGGTCAAACATAGACCTACAGGAATGGCTTACATTGGTAAAAAAGTATTATACCACAATGTAAAGAAAAAACTAACAAAAAAGGAAATAGCAGAACAAACAGGACCAGGCAGGAAGTCAGCCACAAAGGTGGTAGCAAAAGAATCGGACTGGAAAACCTATTATGGATCTGCTAAACCAATTTTAGGACTCATTAAGGACGGTAAACAAGAGGAATTTACCCGTGAGATTTTACAATTGGTTCCTAATAAAAAACTTCTTACTTACTATGAATGTAAGTACTTATTTCAGTTAGGTGTATTAGAACACCCTGAAGGATATTTTAACGACAACATTTTAGGAAAATTTTTCACCAAAGACTTTGCTACGCAAGAATAGGTTTGTATATTGAGGTTATGCTCAATCAACCACTGATTGCTTTAGTAAATTCTGTGTTGGGAACTGGTAAACCAACAGCAAGAGGTAACTATGCTTATAGTTGTCCCTTCTGTAATCACCATAAACCTAAATTAGAAATTAATTTTACCGAAAACAAAAAGGGAGAAAATCCTTGGCATTGTTGGGCTTGTGATAAAAAAGGTAAAAAAGTAGCTCAAGTATTTAAACAAAAGACAGCATCACCTGAAAAGATGTTAGAATTAAGAGCTATTGTTAAAACAGAAACATCTGATAGAGAATATGCTGTTGCTGAAAAAGTAAATTTACCTAAAGAATTTAAAACATTTAAAAATATTACCCAATCTAATATTTCAGGACGTCAAGCATTAGCTTACTTAAAATCTAGAAATATTTCAGAGGAAGATATACTTAAATACAATATTGGTTATTGTGAAACAGGTCCATATAAAAATATGGTTATTATTCCCTCATATGATGCTAATGGAAGTTTAAATTATTTTACAGGTCGTTCGTTTGAAAAAGACCCTAAAATTAAATACAAAAATCCATCTGTATCTCGTGATATTATACCATTTGAGCTGTTTATAAATTGGGATTTACCGTTTATATTATGCGAAGGACCATTTGATGCAATAGCCATTAAACGTAATGCAATCCCGTTACTAGGCAAAAATATACAATCAAACTTGATGAAGAAGATTGTAATGTCTAGTGTCGAAAAAATATATATAGCTTTAGACAAGGACGCTCAAAAACAAGCATTAAGTTTTTGTGAGCGTTTGATGA